CGTTCTGCTATAAGTTTGGCAAGCGCTTTTTCTGCATCGGTAGACTTTGCTACTTTAGCCTTTAGCGGTTGCATACTACTTCTTCTTACCCATCTTCTTCATTGTCTTCTTAATAGCCTTCTTCATTGGCTTGCCTGTTTTCTTGGCTTCTTTCTTTGCCATTGCCATACCTTTTGCTGTGTAAGCAAACTCTTTCATTCCTACTTTTGGCATTAGATTTGTCCTATCTCTTTCATTATGGTTGCGGCTTTTGGAGTTATATCTTTAGTCTTAGGCATAGTGTCCGCATTATACGCTTTACCTAATACTTCTGAAGCCCTATGCGCTTCCTGTACGTGACGCATAGTTGTTCCTGCTGGTTGTATTCCTTGTGCTCTTGCATCTCTATAAGCCTGCAATTCAGATGTCCACTTCTTATCTGAAATATCTCTCTTAGCATCTCCAGAGTTCATCTGAAGTCCTAAACCTTTACATCCAAAACATCCATCAATTGGTTCTGGATGATGTTCCCAGTGTTTCATATGTCCCCTTATACTGCTGTAAAGTTTGCTTCTGTTACTCCTATGCCACCAGCAATTAGTGCTGCTTTGGTAGCATCGTTAACTATATGATTATGTCCACCAATATAGAACTCTTGGTAATCATCTATTGCCTCATCAAGAACATAGCGAACTCTTGAATATACTCCACCACTCTTAGCAATACTGATACCTCTATCTAGTTTATAGAAGTAAAATAATCTATGTTTACCTGCTGGTCCTTCTCGGACTGTAGGTGTTTTAAAAACATAATCTGCCATTGTTCTCCTTAATGAACTTACTGTAAGGCTAGAGTTTCCCCTAGCCCTACCGTCAATCAACTAAGCGATTGAAGAACCTGATTCGATTCTGTATAGTGCCTCTTCACGGTAGCGTGCAAAGCCAAGTACGCCGTACCAACCCATTGGGCGGTGACGCATTAACTTGTCAACTACTGGTCCGATAACTACGTGTGGCTCTTCAGCAACGGCTTCAGCCAGTGCTTGCTGTCCACAGATAATTGTGCGGTAGTTACGTGCAGATGATGCTCCGTCAGTAGCATTGTACAGACGTGCAGACTCTACGAAGTATGCACCTTCGTAAGTTCCGATTTCTCCTGCCCAGATACGATCTTGTGCAGATCCATATTGGTTAGGAAGTAACCATCCTGCTGAACCTGTCTCAGCACGAAGATCGTGTGAAACTTCTGGGTGGATACCACACCAGTATAGGCTACCCTTGCGAGCAATAGACTTGTTAGCACGTAATTTTGCTACTGCCTTGCGTAGGTTTGCAGATGAAAGTGTAGCAGCAGCGGTAACTGTTGCTGTTGAAGTTGCAGTTGAACCTGAGTAGATTACATTTGAACCGCCACGCAATGTTGTCATTGCGATAGAGTCAATAGAATCTGCAAGGTTGAACGCGATAATGTTTGCGATTGCTGGGTCTACATCAGCAAGGCTGAATAGTTCCAACGCACGTGTTACCAACACTGAGTTACCATACTCGTTAAGAGTAATAGTTACAGAGGTTGGTGTGGACATTGCTACTGCATCTGGATCAGCATCCTCGGTAAGGGCTGTAGTTGCAGCAGATAGGTCAACATAACGTTGTAGAACAACTGTTGAACCTGGAATTGCTTGTCTTGCTGGACGCTTATCTGCAACAGAACGAATTAGGGGTTCTGAACGGAGAGCGAATTCTAGAAGACGATCATACGCCTTCTGTACTAAACCAGCAGAACCAGCGGTTCCTCCTAATGAGGACGAACCTGTTGATACGTAGGCGTTAGCCATATCGTCACCTCCAAGTGACTATGAACGGAATTATTGTGAGCGAAGTACATCCAATAATGCATCCATCGAATCTGCATTATCAATGCGAGAATTTAAATCCTCTGCTCGGTCTGGGGTCATAGCATTTTGGGTGAGTACATCTTGCTGCCTTAAGGCGGCTCTATCTACTTCACTTACTTTTGGCTCTTCCTTGTCAACCTTAATTCCAAATAGATCAGCGTTATCATCGAGCCAGTTATTCACTGACTCCTCGTTAACATCGTCTAAGTCTTTAAGAACAAGTCTCGCAGCCTTTGCGTTGACGCCCTTCTTTTCTAGGACTTCTTTGACAACTCGTTCACGCTGCACCTTGGATAATCCCTCAAGTTGCTCAGTGAGTTCTTTGATACGTTTCTCATCTGCACGTTTGGCTTTACGTAACTTTTTAAGTAAGTCACTTCCATCCATTTGTACATCTGTATCTGTATCTAGATCGTCGTCTTCGTCTTCCCAGTAGTTGTTGCTCATAGCAACCCACCCTTCTATTCGTTGTAGTCGCAAGCCTCAAGTCAATTCGGGGAAATTGTTTGGCTCTTGCTATCGGTCTTATACACTGCGCGAGGGCCGATGGATCCGCGTCAGGATTCTATTATATGTTTGTTAGGCTTCCAAGTGCGCCTTTGCCTAAACCAGACTGCTTCTTAAATTGAGCAGTTTCTAACTCTGTCAACTGCTGTCTCTTACGAGCCGCTGATGCTAGGCCTTGTAACTTCTCTTGCTCTGCTTGAAGTAATCCATATTGATCTACTTGATTACCATAGATAGAACTTAACTTCTCAGCAGTTGGCAACATCTGTGCGATTTCTTGATATCCCTTTTCGGCCTGTGCTTTTGTAACACCCTGTTGTCCTAGAACATCAGCACCAACTGTGCCTCTCATTACATTAGAGTATGGTACATTAGCCTGTGCTTCAGTCGCGGCGACTTGACTGACAACAAGTCCTTGGCGAAGTGCAGCGCCACCAATTTCAGCAGCCTTAACTTTTCTTTCTAATGCAGGCAATTGATTTACTGGATCAAGCATACCCGTTACTATATCGCTAAAACCTAGCGCTGAGAAAAACTTGTTAAAAGCATCTTGCGTTGCTTTATCATTTAATACTCTGTCATATCCTAATTGAACTCTATCTGTTACTTCTTCTATATCAAGATCTGAAACTATAAATGAATCATAATATGTTTGAGTTTTAAATGCTGGCAAGTTGTACGCAGTAAAAACCTTGCTATATCCTTGTTCAAGTTTTAAGTATTCTCCTGGGGAAAGAACAGATTTGCCCGCTTTTAATCTTTCTTGATTAGCCGCAAATCTTGCGTTAAATTTAGCATTATATCTAGAGTCAAACTGTAGTAACGTTAATACTTCTTCGCTACTAGCCTCTGGGTATTCATCACGAATATCTTCTAACACTGAAGCAATATCGGTAATTCTATAGTTTTCAAGGATTTTCCCAATAGTATCATATGCTACATTGGGCGTCTTAGTTAATGTTGGTATATCTATAGGAGTACTGTATTGAGTTACCAATCCCTGTGCTGTTGCAAGTTCTTCTTCAGCCTGTGTTATACCAGCAACTTTTGTTGCATACTCAGTAGAACTTGCTTGAGTTTTATTAAAAGTTTGTTGTAATTGGTCTAAAGTTACTCCTGCATTTTTCAATGCTTCAGGTCTATTTGGTGCTTTTGCTAAAATTCTTCCTGCGATATCTTGCATTGCAGTAAATCTTGGAGAAATATTCTTTGCAAAGTTAATCTCTGATGGAGTTCCATATGTAGCAAGTTTTGTTTGGGCTGATGTTACTTTTGCTTGGGCTGCCGCAGCCTGTATTTTACGCTCTGCTTCTTGACGTTGTTTTGCTGCTACTTCTGCTTTGGTTGCCATTACTATAATCCTCCAGTTCCTACATTAAACGCTCTAAGCATTGCTATTTTATCGTTTAAAGAACGTTCTTTGTAGGCATCTGATGTTTTAAATTCAGTGCTTCCATAGACTATTTTTTTATATTCAGGTATAGGAATTGCAACTGCACCAGAAGCAACCTCATACATATCAGACGTTTTAACTTGATCTTCAGATATACCAAGTATCCTGGCCCTAGTACTTATCCAAGGAGATAGTTGTTGTCTCGAACTTTCACCTCTTCTATGGCCTTCTTTAAGTGCTGGCATAACTGTGCTAGCCTGCATCATAATGCCATCGATTACATTCTTATATGCATCAGGGCTTCTTAATGACTGGACTGCCTTATTGTAAATATCTTTTTCGTTGGTTGGAATACCGTTATCATCATAAGCGTTTCTAATGCTTCTAACAACGCGACCTAATGAACCTTTGTCTGTCGCTCCTGGAATTGTGCCTAATTCATTAGCCTTCTTTTGTACGTACTTTAAAAGTATATCTTCTTTTTGTTGTGCAGTTATTCCAGCAGGAGATAGTTCTAAAGCATTAACTTCTTTAGCATATGCTTTTACTATTCCAGGGTCTGCTTTGGTTTCAAATAAATCTAGGAACTGACTATTTAAGTCAGCCTCTATGGCAGCCAAAGATGTTGTTGCTTTAGCCTTAGTAGTAACTTGACCGAAGAACTTAGAGGCTAAGTTAGGGTTAGATATAAGACTGTCTAGGGTAACATCTGCTGTTGCATCACCCAATTGATCTTGAACTAATAGAATACTTTCCAATGCCCTAGCATCTGCAGGACGCCATACTATTCTATTACCCATACTTTGAACATATTGTGCGGTTGGTGCTTGTCCAGTAGAGTACAGGTTAGGTATTTGTCCTAATCTAAGAAGTAGTGCTGCTTTTTCAGGCGCACTCTTCGTAGCAAAAATCTTTTCTGCATCACCTTTTACTGCATCAGCATTAGTATAAGTAAATCCAGTATAATCTAATCTATATGGAACTCCAGGGAATCCACTAGTACCAGCCTTGACAGCAGTATTATATGGTAAACCTAATAGGGTTGTTTTACCAGTTTCGCTACCCGCTGGAGCATTTGCATTTTGTGCATCTACGCTAGGTGTCAAAGCGGTTGATTCTTTAGGAGTTTTGTTCTTGTCTTTAAATGCAGAAACACCAACTGCTCCCGCAACAACTGCTGCAGCCTTACCCTTTTTAGTTTTAGGGATAACTTTACCAACTGTCTTTGCAATAGGTACAAGTGATGACATACTGGATTAACCTTCCAATTCTTTTTTAAAGAACGAGTAATATAGTTTCTGGAAATCAGGATATTTTCTTATAATATCAAGGGCTTGTTCAGCAAGCCATTCTCTTTGAGGTAGGCTAGATTGATTCTTTAAGGATACTCTACCGCTAGCAGCGATAGCCTTTTCTCTTAAGTGTAGGTAATCTCTTAAACCATTAACCGCTTCTGAGTCTATGAATCTTTCATCATAGGCTGCCTTTGTCAATTGAGCAAGGACTCTTGGTTCTTTAGTTGCATCAAATACTACTTTGCGATTACGCATTTCATATAAATCACCAAGTTGTTGTAGTGCTTTTTCGGTTCTCTTAGAGTCCCAGGTTTCACCAACAGAGCGTGCCAATAGACGGTCTTTAGCGGCATAGTAGCGAACATTAGTTGCCTTCTCTAAGATTTCCTCAGAAGATAACTTCTCACGCTTATTGTTTCTAAGTTGCCATCTATATAGTTCCTGAGAGAATCCACCATTAGGATAGAAATACCCATATACATCAGAGTATTGGTCTACAACAGTAGGATCCTTTTGAATTAAACTATATGTATATAGGTTATTAGGGCCACCAGATGTTGCTGATATGATAGCGAATACCTGCTCTGGACCATATAGATCTAGGAAGTCTGCATATGCTTTGTTCCTATTAGATCCAT